ATGTAATAGAGTTTTTTAGCCTGTAACCTCTTGACGGCATTGAATTGCTTTTGTTATGAGTTGTAAGCCAATGTTATCATCTTGTATTGGGGTGGTTATGAAGGATGGTGCGCTGCTCAGGAGTTCTTCACTTTTTATTGCCTACATGGGATGCCTTGGATGGGGGAGTGCTTATTTCTATGGATGGGGTACTTCTTTTTACTACGGCTTCCCATGGTGGATTGTAGGTGCAGGTGTTGATGATGTTGCCAGAAGTTTATTTTTTGTCAGTTATCGTCATTGCTATATTTCTTATCGGTTGGGGTATTGGTGTTGTATTCTTTTTCGCAGTGAAAAGAAAACATTCTATGCAAGAGCTAAATGTATTTCGCCTTTATTTTGCTGTGGAATTATTGTTTGTGCCGGCAATTATTGAGTTTTTCTATATTGAGACAGAAGATTCAGGTACCTCTTTTGCTACTGTCAGCAGCGATTGCGCTGGCGGTTACAATTTCGATAAGATCTTATGGGCGATTTTTATCGGTATCATGCTTCTATGATAAGCCATTTATAAAAAAACATTTTTTTGAGATTGTGATGATTGCTTTTGTGGCATATTTTTGGCTTTTTTCATTTCTGACAGGATATTACTAACCACAGTTTAAGAAAGAATATGAAATGATTAATTATAATGATGGTTGGTATTATGTTCTTGCTCGTTATGATAATTGTCTGGTTTTGTCTACTTCTTTCAATGCAGGTAGTAAAAGGTTTGTCATTTATCAATCAGCACAAGATAAGAATCTTCAGGTTGATATTGTAAGGACCAGAATTTAATTGGCTGCATAAATAATATTTTAAGTTGCAAGTTGGCTATTCGTAGGAATAGAACCTTAGGCATGCTGAATGCGTTTTCTGAACATTGTTTTATAAACTGTGTCTGCTTGCTGTTGTGATCCTGCTTTTAGTGATGGTGATGATGGATTTCACCAGCAGGATAATGTTGGTACTGACTGATGGCGCTCTGGTCTGCGGCATTGTGGTATTGCTGTGGCCGATGATGAAAGAACAGAATGAATAATTCTTGACTTTTTTGTTTACTAGTTTATTAAAAAATCAACCGCATGGTGAATCCTCCTTGGAGGGGCTAAATGATCGAGTTTTAAGGGCACGTAGCGAGTTCTGTTTGATCATTGCAGAACTTAGCGGGAGGCGCCATGCGTACATCACTAGTGTTATTCCTTTTATCATTTTCCTTGTGAGTTCTGGCTGCGCATTGCGCAGCCTTTTTTTTATGACCTGCCACTGGCAGATGGTCATCCTGTGATTTGATTCCGCTTCCGGCTTTTTAACTCTGTTCCTCTACACGGGAGAAATTCGATGTCGATTAAACATTACGATGTTGTCAGGGCGGCGTCGCCGTCAGACCTTGCGGAAAAGCTGACACACAAACTGAAAGAGGGCTGGCAGCCATACGGCGGACCGGTTGCCATTACGCCGTACACACTGATGCAGGCGGTGGCTATTGAAGGAGAGCCACAGGTCGGCCCTTCATCTGAGCCGGATTGGTACTACGTCATCGTACTGGCCGGGCAATCCAATGCCATGGCTTACGGTGAAGGGCTTCCGCTGCCGGATTCATACGATGCTCCGGATCCGCGCATTAAACAGCTGGCGCGCCGCAGTACAGTGACGCCGGGCGGGGCTGCCTGCAGATATAACGATATTATTCCGGCTGACCACTGTCTGCATGATGTGCAGGATATGAGTACGCTGAATCATCCGAGGGCTGACCTGAGCAAAGGGCAGTACGGCTGTGTCGGCCAGGGTTTACATATTGCCAAAAAACTGCTCCCGTATATCCCGAATAACGCGGGGATCCTGCTGGTACCATGCTGTCGTGGTGGTTCGGCATTCACCCAGGGCGCGGAGGGGACATTCAGTGCGGACACGGGGGCCAGTCAGGATTCGGCACGCTGGGGTGTGGGTAAACCGTTATATCAGGACCTGATTGCGCGCACTAAAGCTGCATTACAGAAGAACCCGAAAAATGTTTTGCTGGCGGTGTGCTGGATGCAGGGTGAGTTTGACATGAGCGCCGCCACCCACGTACAGCAACCTGCGCTGTTTACAGCCATGCTGACACAGTTTCGTGCTGACCTCTCCGTGTTTAACGCGCAGTGCCATGGTGGCAGTGCTGCAGATGTGCCGTGGGTTTGTGGTGACACGACGTATTACTGGAAAAATACATACGCTACCCAGTACGACACCGTGTACGGCGGGTATAAAAACAGGGAGAGTGAGGGCGTTTATTTTGTGCCCTTCATGACAGACGGTAACGGCGTCAATACCGCCACTAACGCGCCGGCAGAAGATCCGGATATTCCGGCATCAGGATATTACGGTGCGGCATCGAGAACGAATGGAAACCAGGTATCATCAAACCGCCCGACACATTTCAGTTCATGGGCGCGCAGGAGCATTATTCCGGATCGTCTGGCAACCGCTATTCTGAACGCAGCCGGGCGCACCTCAGCCTTCATCAGTGGTAAGGCACCGGAAATCAAACCATCGCCCGGCGGCAACACGCCATCGGGTCCGTTTGCAGATACGTCCGTTCGCACAATCTCCCTGCTGCCGGCAGCCGGAGAGGCTGCTGCGCAGGGCTGGAGCATTAAGGATGGCGGAATTCAGTTGTCAGATGGTGTATTTAAGATCACCAAGCAGAGCAATAAAACCTGGTCCCTGACGCATCCGGTGGATGACGCAATTACCCTGCTGACACAGGGCGGCAGACTGACCTGTAAGTTCCGCCTGTCAGGCGCACTGACCAACAATCAGTTCGGGCTGGGGATTTATCTGTATACGGATGCTCCCGTTCCTGATGGTGTGGCGATGACGGGTACCGGTAATCCGTTCCTGATGTCGTACTTCACTCAGACCACTGACGGCAGAGTGAATCTGATGCATCACAGGAAAGCCGGAAACACGAAGCTGGGGGAGTTCGGCGATTACGGTAACGACTGGCAGACGCTGGAGCTGGTGTTCACCGCCGGCAGTGCCACGGTTACTCCGAAACTGAATGGAGTGGCTGGCCCGGCATTCCAGGTTATAAAAGACAGTCTGACACTGGGACTGAATGCGCTGACGCTGACGGATGTTACAAAACTGCAGCGTATGGCGTTGAGATAGAAAGTCTGGTGCTGGAGATAAATGCACCGGCAGCATAATAAAAAAAAGCCAGCGACTGACCTGAAAAAGAAGACGCTGGCTAAAAGGCCTTATATGTTTGTAGAGACTTATTTTTCACAGACAGCAATGATGCCTGTCAATATATTATCAATATGCGGATTGTTTCAGTTACAGATGCCTTATTAAGGAAAAAAACAGCCAGCACTGACTTTCGGTGGAGAGGTGCTGGCTCAAAAGGATAGATGTACTTCACATGTTGCTTCTATATGGCAGTACATTTTCTGACAGACAGTGACGGATGTTGTCAAGATATTGTGTCATTTATAACCTGAATCAGGGGAGGCCGGAATGTTATCTGGCATTTTTAGCAGAGCCTGAATGCCATAATCACGGCTCCCGGCGTTGGCCGTCAGTGGGTGACACTGGCGGCTTTTTTGTTTTTCTTTACTTTCATTTTCTGTCGGCGGTGACGGAGACATACATCAGATGGAAAAAATCACAACAGGTGTGTCATACACCACGTCAGCGGTGGGGACGGGATACTGGTTACTGCAGCTGCTGGACAAAGTCTCTCCGTCCCAGTGGGTGGCAATAGGTGTGCTGGGAAGTCTGCTGTTTGGCCTGCTGACGTATCTGACAAATCTTTATTTCAAGATTAAAGAAGATAAGCGTAAGGCTGCGAGAGGTGAATAATGTCGCCGTCATTACGCAAGGCTGTTGCAGCTGCTATTGGTGGTGGGGCTGTTGCCATAGCGTCTGTGCTCATCACTGGTCCAGGTGGTAACGATGGTCTGGAAGGTGTCAGCTACATACCATACAAAGATATCGTTGGCGTATGGACTGTATGTCACGGACACACCGGAAAAGACATCATGCCCGGTAAAACGTATACCGAAGCAGAATGCAAAGCCCTCCTGAATAAAGACCTTGCCACGGTCGCCAGACAAATTAACCCGTACATCAACGTCGATATACCGGAAACAACGCGCGGCGCTCTTTACTCGTTCGTTTACAACGTGGGCGCTGGCAATTTCAGAACATCGACGCTTCTTCGCAAAATAAACCAGGGCGATATCAAAGGCGCATGTGATCAGCTACGGCGCTGGACATACGCTGGCGGTAAGCAATGGAAAGGGCTGATGACTCGCCGCGAGATTGAGCGTGAAGTCTGTTTGTGGGGGCAACAATGAGCAGGGTAACCGTTATTATCTCCGCTCTGGTTATCTGCATTATCGCCTGCCTGTCATGGGCTGTTAATCATTACCGTGATAACGCCATCGCCTACAAAGAGCAGCGCGATAAAGCCACATCCATCATCGCTGATATGCAGAAGCGGCAACGTGATGTAGCAGAACTTGACGCCAGATACACAAAGGAGCTTGCTGATGCTAATGCGACTATCGAAAGTCTCCGTGCTGATGTTTCTGCTGGGCGTAAGCGCCTGCAAGTCTCCGCCACCTGTGCAAAGTCAACGACCGGAGCCAGCAGCATGGGCGATGGAGAAAGCCCAGGACTTACAGCAGATGCTGAACTCAATTATTACCGTCTCCGAGGTGGAATCGACAAGATAACCGCGCAGGTTAACTACCTGCAGGAATACATCAGGACGCAGTGCTTAAAATAATTTTAATTTCACTGAAATTTAACAAGTGACTTTCAGGAAAATGCCTCGCAGATGCGGGGCATTTTTGTACCGGTATTTCACCGCGCACCGCAGCGCACAATAAACACCGAACCTGACCCTTTGGAATGGGCCTTTGAGGATACCAGTTAGTGCTGGCGAGCCTCGGTGGGCTGGTTTCCTGTGCGGCAAAGGTTCATTTCAAAGAAGCAGGCAACGCCATGAATGAATTAATTGCGAATCATGACTTCGACTTTCGCCAGTTAGTTACCGCAGCAGAAGGTCAACCGGTAACTGACACCTTCCAGATTGCCAGGGCATTTGGTAAACGCCATCAGCATGTGATTAGGGCTATTAAATGTTTGAGATGTTCTGAGGAATTCTCGACAACCCATTTTGGGGCCGTCGAGAAAATCAATGACTTAGGTATTTTTGACAAGAAACAGATTTACTACCGCATGGACTTTAGTGGCTTCGTTATGCTGGTTATGGGATTTAACGGGGCAAAAGCCGATGCTGTTAAAGAAGCCTATATCAATGCGTTTAACTGGATGTCAGCAGAACTCCGTAAGTACAGCGAAAGTTATGAAGCAGAACGTAACGCCGTAATGCTGGAGTACATGAAAGAGAAGGATGTCGCCAGCATGTCAGGCCGTCTGCTCAATCGCTGGGGGAGAACGAAAAAACCTCAATTGCTTGCAAAGCTGGAACGTCTGGAGAGACAGGGACAGTTTTTATTACCGGGATTCGATAAAGGTATTCAAGCCTGACACATTATGCGCTGTATCGTCGCCGTATTCCCGCATTAACCATGACCGTAGCCCGACGGGGAATTCCTTCTGCGTGAGTGTGCGGGAATAATCAAAAACGATGCACACCGGGTTTTACTGTGCTGACAGACGCAGGGTTACCCTCATAGTCGCTTTTCCGGTGCGATGGTGGAAGAAACCGGGATGTTCATCCATCATCACTTTGGATTGATGTATATGCTCTCTTTTCTGACGTTAGTCTCCGACGGCAGGCTTCAATGACCCAGGCTGAGAAATTCCCAGACCCTTTTTGCTCAAGAGCGATGTTAATTTGTTCAATCATTTGGTTAGGAAAGCGGATGTTGCGGGTTGTTGTTCTGCGGGTTCTGTTCTTCGTTGACATGAGGTTGCCCCGTATTCAGTGTCGCTGATTTGTATTGTCTGAAGTTGTTTTTACGTTAAGTTGACGCAGATCAATTAATACGATACCTGCGTCATAATTGATTATTTGACGTGGTTTGATGGCGTAGATGCACGTTGTGACATGTAGATGATAATTATTATCATTTTGCGGGTCCTTTCCGGCGATCCGACAGGTTACGGGGCGGCGACCTCGCGGGTTTTCGCTATTTATGAAAATTTTCCGGGATCCATGTCCGGTTTCTCTTCAAGTTAACTATATGAAAAATATAAAAACAGGTCTTCTGTGAACCGGACATGAACAAAAAACAGACATGTAAACCGGACATGACCGGTTTTGTTGTGATTGTGAGGTGAGAGTTTTTGCGAGGTGAGGAGTGGCTACGCAGACTGAAGTTGCCAGGCATTTAAGTCTGACCGATCGCCAGCTTCGCAGATTGCAGAAATTACCGGGTGCCCCGGTCTCGAATAAGCGAGGGCAACTGGATCTGGATGCCTGGCGCGATTTTTACATATCGTATCTGAGAAGAAGTAAAAACGATGTGCCTGATGGCGATAGCGAAGACGACTATGAGGAAAAATTGCTTATTGCCAGATGGGAACTGACAGCAGAACAGGCTGTTACACAGCAGTTAAAAAATGAGGTGTCAAAAGGAAAACTGATTGACACCGGGTTCTGTATTTTTGCCCTCAGTAAGCTGGCAATGGCGTTATCCAGTACGCTTGATTCCATCCCTTTATCCATGCAGCGACAGTTTCCTGATTTAACACCGCGCCATCTTGACCATCTGAAAACCCTTATTGCTAAGGGGGCAAATCAGTGTGCGCGGGCAGGGGATAAATTACCGGATTTACTTGATGAATATATCAGAGCAACAACTGAATAATATGATGAGCGCTGTCACAACTGCATTACAGCCCCTGATAAGGGCATTGCCGGTGACGCCAGTTGAATGGGCTGATCAAAATTATTATCTGCCTAAAGAATCTTCATATGGTGAGGGCGAATGGAAAACGCTGCCATTCCAGATCGCCATCATGAACAGCATGGGGAATGATCAGATCCGCACTGTTAATCTGATTAAATCTGCCCGTGTTGGCTATACAAAGATGTTGCTGGGGGTGGTCGGGTATTTTATTGAGCATAAATCCCGAAACAGTCTGCTTTTTCAGCCCACGGATTCTGCCGCTGAAGATTTTATGAAGTCTCACGTGGAGGCGACGATTCGGAACGTGCCATGCCTGAAAGACCTTTCCCCATGGCTGGGTCGTAAACATCGTGACAATACTCTCACGCTGAAACGCTTTTCATCGGGCGTCGGTTTCTGGTGCCTGGGCGGCGCTGCCGCCAAAAACTACCGTGAAAAATCCGTGGACGTGGTCTGCTATGACGAACTTTCCTCGTTCGAGCCGGATGTCGAAAAAGAGGGCTCGCCAACCCTGCTGGGGGATAAGCGTATTGAGGGGTCGGTGTGGCCAAAATCCATTCGCGGCTCGACGCCTAAAATCAAAGGCACCTGCCAGATCGAAAAAGCCGCTAACGAGTCGGCGCATTTTATGCGTTTTTATGTGCCCTGCCCGCACTGTGGGGAGGAGCAGTATCTGAAATTTGGCGATGAGTCCACGCCTTTTGGGCTTAAATGGGAGAAGGACAGCCCTGAAAGTGTTTTCTACCTCTGTGAACATCATGGCTGCGTGATCCATCAGTCTGAACTGGACCAGAGCAACGGGCGGTGGATCTGTGAAAACACGGGCATGTGGACCCGTGACGGTCTGACGTTTTTCAGCGCCCGGGGTGATGAAATTCCGCGCCGCGCTCCATCACGTTCCATATCTGGACGGCGTACAGTCCGTTCACCACCTGGGTACAGATTGTCTATGACTGGCTGGATGCACTGAAAGATCCCAACGGCCTGAAAACCTTTGTGAACACCACGCTGGGCGAGACCTGGGAAGAGGCCGTGGGCGAAAAACTCGATCACCAGGTACTGATGGATAAGGTGGTGCGTTACACGGCGGCGGTGCCTGCCCGGGTGGTTTATCTGACGGCGGGCATTGACTCGCAGCGAAACCGTTTTGAGATGTATGTCTGGGGATGGGCTCCGGGAGAGGAAGCCTTTCTGGTGGATAAAATCATCATTATGGGGCGTCCTGATGAGGAAGAGACGCTGTTACGTGTGGATGCGGCGACCAACAAAAAATACCGCCATGCGGATGGCACCGAAATGACTATTTCCCGTGTCTGCTGGGACACCGGGGGGATCGATGGTGAAATTGTTTATCAGAGATCAAAAAACACGGTGTTTTCCGGGTGCTGCCGGTAAAAGGCGCATCTGTCTATGGCAAGCCGGTGATCACCATGCCAAAAACCCGCAATCAGCGGGGCGTGTATCTGTGTGAAGTGGGAACGGACACCGCAAAAGAAATTCTCTATGCCCGTATGAAAGCCGATCCCTCGCCTGCGGATGAAGCCACGTCGTATGCCATCCGTTTTCCTGATGATCCGGAGATTTTTTCGCAGACAGAGGCGCAGCAACTGGTGGCGGAAGAGCTGGTGGAGAAGTGGGAAAAAGGAAAGATGCGTCTGCTGTGGGATAACAAAAAGCGGCGTAACGAAGCGCTGGACTGCCTAGTGTATGCCTACGCGGCATTACGTGTGTCCGTGCAACGCTGGCAGCCTGATCTGGCTGTACTGGCAAAATCCCGGGAAGAAGAGACGACCCGGCCAACCCTGAAAGAACTGGCAGCGAAGCTGTCCGGAGGAGTGAATGGTTACAGTCGCTGAACTGCAGGCGCTGCGTCAGGCGCGCCTTGATTTATTAACCGGTAAACGGGTGGTGTCTGTCCAGAAAGATGGACGAAGAATTGAATATACGGCGGCCTCTCTGGATGATCTTAACCGGGCGATCAATGATGCGGAGTCAGTGCTGGGGACAACAAGCCGCCGCCGTCGTCCGCTGGGAGTGAGGTTATGAAACGAACGCCTGTCCTGATTGATGTGAACGGTGTTCCGCTTCGGGAGAGCCTCAGCTACAACGGGGGCGGTGCAGGATTTGGCGGGCAAATGGCGGAGTGGTTGCCACCGGCGCAGAGTGCCGATGCGGCCCTGTTGCCCGCGTTTGCGTCTGGCATGCCCGTGCAGATGATCTGGTGCGCAATAACGGGATAGCGGCCAATGCGGTGGCACTGCATAAGGATCATATTGTCGGGCATATGTTTCTGATCAGCTACCGTCCGAACTGGCGCTGGCTGGGGATGCGGGAGACTGCAGCAAAAAGTTTTGTCGATGAGGTGGAGGCGGCCTGGTCGGAATACGCCGAAGGGATGTCTGGCGAGATCGACGTGGAAGGGAAACGCACGTTTACGGAATTTATCCGTGAAGGTGTGGGCGTTCATGCGTTTAACGGCGAAATCTTTGTGCAGCCGGTCTGGGATACGGAGAGCACGCAACTGTTTCGTACGCGTTTTAAAGCCGTGAGTCCGAAACGGGTGGACACGCCAGGACACGGTATGGGGAACCGTTTTCTGCGGGCCGGGGTGGAGGTCGATCGATATGGCCGTGCCGTTGCGTACCATATCTGTGAGGATGATTTTCCGTTCTCTGGTAGTGGACGATGGGAACGGATCCCGCGTGAACTACCCACCGGGCGTCCGGCCATGCTGCATATTTTCGAGCCGGTGGAGGACGGGCAGACCCGTGGGGCTAATCAGTTTTACAGCGTCATGGAACGGCTGAAGATGCTGGATTCCCTGCAGGCAACACAGCTTCAGTCGGCCATTGTGAAAGCCATGTATGCAGCGACGATTGAAAGTGAACTTGATACCGAAAAGGCCTTTGAATATATCGCCGGTGCGCCGCAGGGGCAGAAGGATAATCCGCTTATTAATATTCTGGAGAAGTTCTCCAGCTGGTATGACACGAATAACGTGACGCTGGGCGGTGTCAAAATTCCGCACCTTTTCCCCGGTGATGATCTGAAACTGCAGACTGCGCAGGATTCAGACAATGGATTTTCGGCGCTTGAACAGGCGCTGCTGCGGTATATCGCCGCCGGTCTTGGCGTTTCCTACGAACAGTTGTCCCGGGATTACTCGAAGGTCAGTTATTCAAGTGCCCGCGCCTCCGCCAATGAGTCGTGGCGCTATTTTATGGGACGACGAAAATTTATTGCGTCCCGGCTGGCCACGCAGATGTTTTCCTGCTGGCTGGAAGAGGCACTTCTTCGGGGGATTATTCGTCCGCCACGGGCGCGTTTTGATTTTTATCAGGCGCGATCAGCCTGGTCACGGGCTGAGTGGATTGGAGCCGGAAGAATGGCCATTGACGGGCTCAAGGAAGTCCAGGAATCAGTGATGCGCATTGAGGCCGGACTGAGCACGTATGAGAAAGAGCTGGCGCTGATGGGCGAGGATTATCAGGACATTTTCCGCCAGCAGGTCAGGGAATCTGCTGAGCGACAAAAAGCCGGACTCTCACGTCCGGTGTGGATAGCGCAGGCGTATGAGCAGCAGATAGCGGAGAGTCGCAGGCCGGAAGAGGAGACAACACCACGTGAGACGTAATCTTTCACACATTATTGCCGCAGCATTCAATGAACCGCTGCTTCTGGAGCCCGCCTATGCGCGGGTTTTCTTTTGCGCGCTCGGGCGCGAGATGGGGGCATCAAGTCTTTCGGTACCACAACAGCAGGTACAGTTTGATGCTCCCGGAATGCTGGCTGAAACGGACGAGTACATGGCCGGAGGTAAACGACCGGCCCGTGTTTACCGGGTGGTGAACGGTATTGCTGTACTGCCGGTGACCGGCACGCTGGTGCACCGGCTGGGGGGTATGCGGCCATTTTCCGGAATGACAGGCTATGACGGCATTGTCGCCTGTCTTCAGCAGGCAATGGCGGATAGCCAGGTGCGGGGCGTACTGCTGGACATTGACAGTCCGGGCGGGCAGGCCGCCGGCGCGTTTGACTGCGCTGACATGATTTACCGCCTCCGTCAGCAGAAGCCGGTCTGGGCACTGTGCAATGACACGGCCTGCTCTGCAGCCATGCTGCTGGCGTCGGCCTGCTCCCGACGGCTGGTTACCCAGACATCCCGTATCGGCTCCATTGGCGTGATGATGAGCCATGTCAGCTATGCCGGTCATCTGGCGCAGGCCGGTGTTGATATCACGCTGATTTACTCAGGGGCGCACAAGGTGGATGGCAATCAGTTTGAAGCGTTGCCGGCAGAGGTTCGCCAGGACATGCAACAGCGCATTGATGCGGCGCGCCGGATGTTTGCTGAAAAAGTAGCGATGTATACCGGTCTGTCTGTTGATGCTGTCACGGGAACAGAGGCCGCCGTTTTTGAAGGTCAGTCCGGCATTGAGGCCGGGCTGGCGGATGAATTAATCAATGCGTCGGATGCCATCAGTGTGATGGCCACGGCGCTGAACAGTAATGTCAGAGGAGGCACTATGCCGCAATTAACTGCAACGGAAGCCGCCGCGCAGGAGAACCAGCGAGTGATGGGGATCCTGACATGCCAGGAAGCGAAAGGACGTGAACAGCTTGCCACGATGCTGGCAGGGCAACAGGGCATGAGCGTTGAACAGGCCCGGGCGATTCTGGCCGCGGCGGCACCACAGCAGCCGGTGGCATCCGCGCAGAGTGAAGCCGATCGCATTATGGCGTGTGAAGAAGCGAAAGGTCGTGAACAACTGGCGGCAACGCTGGCGGCGATGCCGGAGATGACGGTGGAAAAAGCCCGCCCGATCCTGGCTGCTTCACCGCAGGCGGATGCCGGACCCTCACTCCGTGATCAGATCATGGCACTGGATGAGGCAAAAGGGGCTGAGGCGCAGGCTGAACAGCTGGCTGCCTGCCCGGGAATGACTGTGGAGAGCGCCCGGGCTGTGCTGGCTGCGGGATCAGGTAAGGCAGAACCGGTCTCTGCATCCACAACCGCCATGTTTGAACGCATCATGGCGAACCATTCACCGGCAGCGGTACAGGGTGGCGTGCCACAGACGTCAGCAGACGGTGATGCGGACGTGAAAATGCTCATGGCCATGCCATGAAGCCAGTGCTGACCATCAACAGGAGGTTTTTACAATATGGTGACGAAAACTATCACTGAACAGCGTGCGGAAGTACGTATTTTTGCCGGTAATGATCCGGCTCATACCGCCACAGGCAGCAGCGGGATTTCCTCGGCAACACCGGCACTGACGCCCCTGATGCTGGATGAGGCCAGCGGGAAACTGGTGGTCTGGGACGGACAGAAAGCCGGTAGTGCGGTTGGCATACTGGTACTGCCGCTTGAAGGCACAGAGACGGCGCTGACCTATTACAAGTCGGGGACCTTTGCGACGGAGGCAATCCGCTGGCCTGAAAGTGTGGATGAACACAAAAAGGCCAACGCCTTTGCCGGCAGTGCCCTGAGTCACGCGGCGCTGCCGTAACACGTTATCAGGCCACCGCGGTGGCCTGACTGATTTCTGAATGAAAGGAACTGATTTATGGGATTGTTTACGACCCGCCAGTTACTCGGTTATACCGAACAAAAAGTGAAATTTCGTGCGCTGTTTCTGGAGCTGTTTTTCCGCCGTACGGTGAATTTCCATACCGAAGAGGTGATGCTGGACAAAAATTACCGGAAAAACGCCGGTGGCGGCCTATGTTTCCCCGGTTGTTGAAGGAAAAGTGCT